CCGCCACAAGAGCAGTGATAGGCAATCGTGCCCACATGGCTCCACCATGAGGATTTTCAAGTCTATTTTCTTCGTCTTCACAGCCTGTGAAAATGACCTGAAAACTTAGACATCTATCAGGGATACTAGTAACAGAACAAACAAGAGCGTGAATATACTCACCCTGATATTTTCTGTGATTGTGTGTGAATTCTTTTCTTACCCATACTTTAAAATAGGGTATGTTACTTATTAAATAAGCCATACCCTATAATAGATATTAAATACCACATGGCAAGAGATTATTTCATTTTAACAAGTTTGTAGCCTTTTTTCTTTGCAGCTAATCTCATGGCTGCCATACCCGCAGAAGCTTTCATAACTTTTTTAGCTCCACCTTTGGCATAGCCTTTTGCCATTTTGCCACCCATAGCTTTCATCATTTTAGCTCCACCTTTAGCGTAACCTTTGGCCATTTTACCGCCTCTAGCTTTCATCATTTTAGCTCCGCCCTTGGCATAGCCTTTAGATTTCATACCTTTTTTCATTTTCTCTCCTTATAAGGTTTATTAGTTAACTTAATGTATTTTAGTGTTTTTTTGCCAGGTAGTAAAGGTCATCTTATATAAAATATACGCGCTGACGGCGCTTAAAATCGGTCGTTTTTTGCCTAGTTTTTCAGCAAATTACTGTTTATTAGCAATAAAGATGCTAGACCAATAAGAGCAATAACAAGTGCAGCATATGCACACATTATAATTAAATTCTCTTTTTCTTTTTTCTTTTTTGCTATTGCAGCCTGTCTTTTTTTCTTAATATCAGTTCTTATTGCAATAAATTCACTCCAGGCATTTGGTGCTCCATATAACATAAACATTTCTCTTAGTTGATTTTCCATATCGTGCACTTGTTTTAATTTAAAGTATGTATCAAGAGCTTCTTCGTTGGAAGAAGTATACCATTTAGATTTTTCTTTTTTATGTTCTTCTTCTACAACATTCATTTGTTTTACAAATTTTATTATTTGTCCAGATAAACTATGAAGCTCTTTACCTACTGAAACTCCCTGTTTAATTACTGTAAATGCAGCTGTTGCTATGCTTATTGGATCCATGCGACTAGTCCTATAATTGTTATGATTATGGTAAGCATACCACTCATCAACCAAAATAACAACTTATCTACTTTCGCACCTAGTTTATCTATGTCCTCGTGAATATGAGTAAGGTGATTCTCTCGTATAGTCCTCACATCTTTTTTAACACCCTCAATGTGTCCGTATAAAGAGATTATATGTTCTTTCGTGGTTCGTGGTTCAGGCATTTTGTCTTCCTTGTGCTAGTAAATTACCATAAGGATCATTTGGAAACAAAGTTGCAAATAAACCTTGCCTGTTCATTTGTGGTCCTGTAGGTTGTGTAGGTTGTGTAGGTTGTGCTTCTGGCTGTGTTTGTTGTGTTGGTGTCATCTGCATCAAACCCGTTCCTTGAGGGTTTCTAATTTGAGCATCAAGGCTTAAAGCATTAAGTGTTTGCTGTGTGGCTGCAGCTTGTTCATTATCTGCATCTTCTACTGCGTTTGTAAATGCCAGAGCGTTCATTCCACCTCTCATCATCTCATCATATTTAGCCTTATCTTCAAGACTTGCTCTTTCATATAAGTATGCATCAGGAAACATTCTCTTTTTCATATTTGGTGGCAAGTCTGACATTTGTAAAGATGTATTATCTATTAAAGTTTTTTTACCAAATAAATAGTCTCGTATTTGTTCCGCTGTCATTTTTGCTGGATCCACATCAACTTCATCTTCATCACTTTTAAAATAATTTAATAAGATACCTAATGAACGTCTTTTAGATGGTGATAAATATTTACCTAACGGCTCTAAAGGACTAAGTTTACCTAACATCTTATATCTTTCATCAGGTGTATAAACATCAAGTAAGGCTTTCATATATTTAGGATTAGCTATTAATTTACCCGCACCTCTTAATAGTAAAGGTGTTAAAATTAAACCTGTAACACCAACACCGATGCCACCTGTTAGTGCACCCACAGCTCCCGCACTTATTGATAAACCTGTTAGTCCGATTCTTCTTGTTAAAAATTTACTACTATCACCTATAGCTTGTGAGTAATGTGTATCTAATGTATCAAGAAACTTTTCAAGGTCATTTAGATGATCTTTGCCTTTTTGACCTGTGCCAAATAATATCTGAAGTTTTTCTCTACCAGCTTGGTTTACACTACCATCTGCATTTATTAAGCCTAAATTTTGTCTTAGTTTATCAACACCCTCAAACTCACCTAATTTATCAGGAGCTAGCTCAACTTCAATTTGATCTTTTCTAATTCTCTCGACATCGTTAGCCATTGTTTTTTCAGCTTGAATTTTTTTTAATTTAGATATGTCCTGAGTTCCCGTAGCGTTTAAGATTTCATCAGCAAAAGTACCTTTCATCATATCTTGTTCTTGTAATTTTTTAAATAAATCCATGTTTCTTGCTACTGCTTCATCAGGTTGTCTCGCAAAAGATTTAAAGAAAGCGTCATAAATAAAACGAGAAGTTAACCTATTCATGAAATTTTCACCAATTTGCATTTGTTCTTCAACAATTTTACCTTCAGGTGTTTTACGTTTTACTTTTCTGGTAAATTGTTTGTCCGTAGCGCCAACTAAAAACCTTAATTCATTAAGTGCTTCTGGCGATCCATCACGTAAAATTTGTGTTATAACTGTATCAAACATTTCACTGGGGTGTTTACCTTTACCTTTAATTCCTAACTCTGATTTTGCTGTAAACAGGTAATCGCCAAAGTCCTGTAGTTGTTTGGCTGTCATACTTTCAAAAGGAGAGGTTATTGCAGAGTACATTTGAAACTTTGTGACTAAATCTTTACCAAAAGCAGCTAACTCATCTGTTTGTTCTTTAACAAATTTGTCTTTTTCTGTTGCATTAGTAAATGTCTTACCCTGCAAAAAAGGACTTTTTTCAAGTATTTCTTTTTGAACTTCTTTTTGTCCTACTGAAGCAAAATCTTGATCCAAAGCTCTTCTTAATCCGGTAGCAGCTTCTAATATACTTCTATTGTTTGGTGAGGCTTTTACTGCTGCTGTAATATCTTTTCTAAGTTGTAAAAACTCAAGTGGTGTTAAAAAAGTTTTTTCATCAAATATACCTTTTTCACCGAATTTTAGATACAAAGCGTTGATAGGTTGATTCTTAACTAGGATTTTTTGAAAGTTTTTATCTTCAGACAAATTTAAACCTTTGAGTTCTGCACTTTGTAACTCACCCATATAATTAGAAGCCATCTCTCTTAACTTATTAGTTGGTATCATTCTTGGGTTATCAAACTTTTCAGCTGAATTTTTTAAAGATTTAAAACTTTCGTCAATCAAATTCATAAACTGAACATAATTATTATCTATGACATCTAAAGCTTCATAACCTAATAAACGTGTGGTTGTTACAGGTGCAAAATTTTCTGCAAAATCAAACATAGACTCAGCTACTTTTTTGTCTTGTTTTAATCTTTGTTTTCTACCCACTACAGAAACACCGGGCATAATACCCAAAGTTTCAAAATATGTTTTTACAAATTTACCCAGTACTGTGTTTTCATTTGCTACTTGACCAAGGTTAAGGTTAATGCCTCTTTTTTTGGCTTCTTCTGCAATTTCTTTTGATTGTGGTGTGCCTGTTCCTGTTAAAAATTTAGCAAAAGCTTTTGCTGTTATGCCTGCAGTTTGTACAAAAGCATTCATACCACCTGCCCATAATAAAGAATTTTTCATGGCTTCCATAGAGTGTGCTAAAGTTCTTTGCACTGGAGGTAAAGCATCAATTTCTTTTTTTGAAACATCAGCTAAATCATATTGCACACCAACAGCCACATCATCTTGAAAATTGTTTACGACATCAAACATTGCTGAGCCAGCACCTGCACCTAAGCTACCTCCGACAACAGATTTTAGTTCCGTACGAGCGGCTTGTGTTGCACCAAAACGTAAAAAATCATCTGTTTTATTGGCTGCGTTTGCAAGTGCTCCAACTGTTCTTGCAAATAATCTTCCTGGTAAACCAAAGCGTTTTACAAAAGGTATTTTACTTAGTTTGTCAACCATGTCGGTTGTTGTTTTAGCAAAACCTTTCCTATAATTAACACCAAATTGATTTGACTTTGTGGGATCAAATGCCTGAATTAATTTTTTACGATCCATCACATAAGGCGTTAAAGACCCTGCAACATCAACAGCTGTTTCATAACTTGCTCTTTGAGTCATAATTTGACCAACGCCCGGAACATTAATTCCAGGCACTGTTTCTTCAGCTTTTTCTATACCTGCTGCAATATTAGATTGTGCTGATTTTCTAACAGATTCATACTGACCTACGTTTTTAAAATTTTTAAGAACACCCCCTTGAAAAGCTTGATTAATTGTAGCTAATTGTTCAGGAGTGTGCTGTGTAGGGTCAAACTCAAATTTATCAAATGATTCTTGTAATTGATTTAAATCCATAAATTTACCTCAATAAGCCTTGTTGTTTCATTCTTTTAATAATTTCTGCTTCAGTACCAATTTGTTCAATTTTCATATTTTGCTCAGCTAAAGATTCTTTAACAAATTCATTGTCATGAAAAGCTCTTGCAATTGCATTTGGATCACCACCAAATTGTTTCCATTTATCAAATTGTCTAGCAAAGTTTTCTTTCATCTCTATACCAAAGTTTTCATAGTTCTTCTTAATAATTCTTCTTGATTTAAATATTGTAAATATCTCAGTTCTTTTTTCAGCACTTTGAATATCTGAAACTGCAAGTCTATCACCAGCCTTGTTTGCGTGTGCTATATTATATTTCATTCTTTGCTCAATAATTAATAATTGTGATAAAGCCGCTAATTTTGCTTCATCATCGGCAGCAATACCCCTGTTTTTTGCAACACTTAAAATATAACTTCTATCAGTTACTTGAGATATATCTTTATCGTAACGTGCTAAAATATCTGAGGCTTCACCTGGTTTTGAAATTTTAGCTAATTGTTGTTTAAATGCTGCATCATCTGCACCAACCATCATGGAAGAAAGTTCACTATGACCTAAAAGCTTAGCTAAAGTTGGTCCAGCAACAGGCAACTGGGTAAGAACATCACCTAAGTTTTCAAATAAAAGTTCTACGCTACCAGATAAACCAATAATTCCGTCGCCAAACCCCTCTTCACTTGTAATTTTTGCAAATTGAGCTGAATAACGCATTGATTCATGTATTGATTTCATTTGATCAAAGATTTCAGCCAATTTTGTAGAATCATATTCTACCCTTGACAATTTATCTATGTCAGCAACTTTTCCATTTATTAAATAAGGCTCTAATTTTGCACTATCTGCGTTGAAAAACATCGGTATTTTTTGATCATTTTGATAAAGGGTGATCATTCTTTCACCACCAAAAGCATTAGGATCTGGCAACCTATACGTTACACCATCACCCACTTTATAAAAGTTTTTAAAAGACTCAGCTTTTAACTTGTCAGCGTCAACTCTAGCTTGTATCTGTAGTTTATTTATCTCAAACATTTTATTGATCATATCTTGTTCCGACTCATATTTTTTGTTTTGAAGATTCTCAATGAGTCCTAGTCTTTGAGTAAACACATTATATTGTTGTGTATCTTTCTGCTGATCAAAGAGTGCTTCATAATTTAAATATCTATCGGCTAATGCTTTTCTTTGTGCTTTTTCACTTTGATCAATTGCTAATATATCATCAGCAAGCGCGGAA